TCTATCCATACACCAAGCAGCAAATGCTACTTGAGTATTGACATTATTAGCATAATTCATTGCTAACCTCACAGGCCAAGGTGACATAAAGTCGCCATTAACATATGAGACTTTGCAGAATTCTGCTCTGCATTCTAACGAGTCATAGTGAGTCGAAACAGACTTACTATAATTAATCTTAAAACCTGCGAATGATTCGCAGATTTCAAAAAACTTTATCTCGTCTTTTGCACGAGGTATACCCTCTTTATCATAATCCGGAAATTCTGGATCATAATAACGCTTTTCTGCCTCACCAAATGAAGTAGAAACAGAATCATCTCCAACGATTCTAACAAAATCATTGAAGTCCATATTCTCTTTTCCCATTGCTTTTGCAAGTAATAGGAATACAAAATGATGGCATAGTGAAAACACTACGAATGACCCTTTCTCTCCTTGTTTATTGCCTCGTTTGGCAATATAGGATTTAATTTGTTCTCCATCCATTTCAACAATAGATGGTGCTGATTGGATAAATTCCCAATATTTGGCGACTTTATCACCCATTAGGAATTCAATAACTCGATATTGGATTCCAAAATCAAGATAGTCTGTGGCTGAAGAAAAGTCATAGCAACGTACACCAATTCTACCTTCAACAGTAGAATTAGCATACCAAAGATTTGTTAATAACTTAGCAAATCTCCTTCCACGCTCCTGATCTATACGGCAATCAGCCGTCAGGGAATCCAAAATTAACTTACATCGATTTTCGATATAAGTTAAACGATCTTGTGTAGGATTATCCATAATATGGATAATTCTAGGTTTATACTTTGAAGGATTATTAATCATAATAGTCCTACAACAATAAATCTTTCGTCTAACCTCACAGGATAGACGTACGTTATATTTCTTCTCGTATTCACGAAAAGAAGGATAAGGTGATTGGTAGCCAATTAAGCTATCAAATTCTTTAACAATTGGATTGTTCTTATAAAGATCAATCTCTTTAAGTGATGAAATAAGAGAAATCTTTTCTCTTGTAAAATTAGATTGTCCAGTACCTCTTAGTGAGAGATACCGATCATCATCATTATAAGGTGAATTCATTACACCTTTAAATCTTTTGTATGCTCTAGAAAACTCTCGAACATATTTCTTCTTGCCTTCAATAACATCATTGAAGACCTCAGTAAGTAGATTATCGTAATAACGATATTCTGCAGTTGTTCTATCTACAGGCTCACTTTCGAGTACTTCTGTAGATTGCAATAAAAGTTCCTTCCGGTGATTACCGGTCGGATTCATTTGTGTGTATATTGTTGCGTAAGACAATATACTTTGAAAGAGATATTTTGATGACTTAACCTCATCAAGAGAATCAGTTAAGTTTTCAACTATAAAGTTGAAGAGTAATAAAATACTATGTGCAAGATCCTTGTAACATGGTACCTTAAACTCATGATATAACTTTGATTCCTGTAAAAGGGAATCCTCGTTATCATCAATACATCTCTCAAAGAGAAGTGCTAAAGCGCATTTCTTCTTAGATAAATAGTATGGACATGTAGCACACAGGTCCATTTGTACAGCCATGCCGTTATTATATACGACATAACAATTGATAGGTCCTCTGACACTGTCATTCAGAGAACATAAGACGTTGATCAAATCACGAAGGAATTCATGATCTGATTTACAGTTGTCTGCTAGCTGGGGAATATCTTCCTCGCTAGTTTTCTTCATCTTTTCATAAAATAATTTTATGAAACGATTTAGTTTTGAAGATATCTTCTTATTGAAGAAATCTTTGACAATACCAGCTACTTCATCTGTGAATGAAGTTGAAATGATATCATCCGTCATCATTTGAAATGACGATGACATACTATCAGGATCCGAACCGGTAAAACCGGCATGCTCGAATCCCTCAAGATAGTCATACAGCTTTGAATTCTTAGAATTTGAAGTTGATGAACCCATAAAGTTCCTCCTTATTCTAGTGAGGAATAGAAGCTATTCCGTTGACAGTTACATGTCACCGATTACTAAGTGTGTGCTTATACCAAGGCACAAACCTAATAACTTATATACCTACATATGTAAGTATCATTACTACCCTTATCCAATAAGGTAAATTCCCTTATGGCGTGGGTCCGTAAC